GTACAGCTTTCTCACGTTGATGACGACTGGACACACGGCTGCCGTGGCGATTGAAGGAACAACTGAAACAGCTACAACAGGAGCCGTAACCGCTTCAGGTATAGCACATAGCATCAAAACGGCCATTACATGGGTTGCTGTTACTGCCCAAAACGCCTTAAACATTAGCCATGCAACGTTTCTTGCCTTAACCGGTATTGGAATTGGTGTGATTATTGCTGCAGGAGCAGCCATGGCTATTTTCGCAAGTCAAATGAACGCCGCGACATCGAGCGTCCAGAGTTTCAACGCGGCTGCTGCGGAAACGCCTTCTCGTGGTCGTAATATTCAGCGTGCGGGCGAATCAGACCTCTACCGCAGGGGAGTTGAAGGAGCGCCATGAGTGTTAGCATTCCAGTACTTGCCGTGGTCCTTGGATCTGTTACGCCTCCCCAAGGCGACATTATTGAAGCCAGAGTGCATTTAGGAACTACGAAGGAGGTTAGCAGTTGGGAGTTGCTTCTGCAGAATTGGGATAAAAAGTATAGTCCGGGCGGGACTCATCCAATCATTGTTGGTCAGGATGGCTATATTTGCATTGGCAGGGGCGTGAATTGTCCGCAGATCATTACTACGAAGACGGAGAGCATCAAGTACGAATCAAGTCCCAATGAGAATTATCTGCGTGTGGCTGGTCGATGCTGGGGCGAGAAACTTTTCCGCAGAGTCGTCACGAAGACGTATTCCAATCAAAAAGGCGAAGCCATAGTTAAAGATCTCATGGATTCTTTTGCTGGATTAAGCCATAATCGTGGAGGAACAGAGCTTGTTGAGGATACGGACACCACTTACACGAAGTTGGAGTATGAAAACACGCCTGTCTTCGACATTCTACAATACATTGCTGGATCAGCAGATAAGGCTGGCGTCATAGGCTACGATTTTCGTGTTGCTCCAGACGGTAAATTTGAGTTTTTCCAGAGAAACAGCAAGACCTCATTAGTAAGCTTAAGCGAAAAAATTGAGGTAAGTGAATATTGGAAAGAGATTCTCGCGGTCAGAAATAAAGCCACAGTTTATGGTTCTCAAGGAAAAAATGTTCCATTAGATTTAGATTCTTTGAGTGAATCGCTGGATGGTTGGACCTGTGATTCGGGAACTCTCGAATTGGAATCTATAAGACAACGAGAAGGAAGTCATTGCCTTGATGTGTGGACTCCAGGTGGAGGCGGAATAGCAAGTATTTATCGCACATTTGACCCTCTGTGTAGGCCTCAAACTTTTGTTGTGTGGGCTTGGATGCCGGGGAATTTGGGAGGAGGCTATGGTTATGTCCGATTGTTCGCACCTGACAGTTCAAATTATTTTCAGGCGAATATATCATCGCTTCTTGAAGGCAGTTGCATTCTACAGTGGGGGTTGATATCGCTTGCTTTAGGGTCCAGCCAAATGTATGACCCTAATAGTAATCCCAATGGAATCTGGACGAAAGTAGGTAATCCAGAATGGAATCAAATAAGCGGTCTTAAACTGATTATGAATTGTGTCGGTGCCAGTTCATACATTTTCTGGGATGGCGACTTCGGTTTTCTAAACTGTGCTTTTGTTGGAACAGCCGAAGATTCTGAAAGCCAGTCCATCTACGGTTTGCGTGAGCTTACAGAGACGGATGAGGAACTTTCCAGTGATAATGAGTGTACGTTGAGGACTAAGGCTATTGTCGCTCAGCTGAAGGATCCTGCAGAGTATCTTACGGTCCGCAGCACGGTCATCGATTATGGTACCACACCGCTTTTGCCAGCTGACAAAATCCCTGTAACCTTGCCGAATGAGAATGTCGATGCCGATTTTCGCATCCCCAGCGTCGAATACTATGTTGACGCTAAGGCTCAGACGCTTGAGATCACCATGGAACTGGGGCGTCAGGCGCCTTTGCTTGCGGATTACCTCTATGCTCTCCGTAGCAAGTCTGATCACATGAGTAGACACAAGATTGCGAGGTTGATTTGATTGAGAAAGAAACTCGATAAAGAAATGAACGATATTAAGCCTGGAGATCTAATCTGCGTGGAATGGACCGATGCTAGTGTGGGCAAGAGTAGCGGCGTGGGCATTGCTATTGACGTGCCTGTCCATAGTTGGGGCATTTTTATCGGCGTCTTCGGCGAGAAAAGCAAGCATATTGTTATTGCCCAGAACAGTTTCAAATATTCCAGCGGCATTTTTGACATTGATTATACTGCTGTACCTTTAACCTGGACTTTGAAAGTTGTTGTTGTTGCTAAAGCTTGTGTTGACGCTCAGGTGGCGCGTCAGCTGGTTAACAGTTTCTTGTTGGGTGGACGCAGAGCCTTGAATAAGCGTACTTTTCAGAAGAGAGTTGTTAATCATGCGGGATTGGATTAAGAAGGCTCTTACTCGCAGAGTGCATAAGAGAGGGCCACGTGGCCGGGATCAAGTTGAAGTGGCGGAGCCTAATGAGAAGCTTGTGTTAGGTGTGAAATTTGCGATTGGCATGACCGTTTGTCTATCAGCTCTCGAGGTTGCCCACATGGCTTTTCTGGGCAGCTGGAACAGCGAGATCTTCGCAGCAATCACGGGCTTAAGCGGCACAGTAATGGGCATTTTTGTGGGGCAGAAAACATGAGTCTTCCTAAATGTTTCGCGCATAGATACAAAGCCTATGAAAAATGCAAGACCTGCGACAAAAACATTGAAACGGCTTGTTGGATATGCACCCTTATCGCCATCACTGAGATAACTGGGCGCAAACTGGAAATAATTTTTGATGCCCGCCAGAAGAAGAAAAACCTAGGGGGGTAGGGGTAGGTCCGTATTGGTTAAAATTTCACGCAATAGAATGATTATTCAACGAATCTACAAAATTAGACGAATAGCCAAAGTTGATACTCAGAAAATCCGAGAAAACATGCTTCAAAAGCTTCAGGAACTTTTTACTCTTACAACGAAGCAAGCGCAAAACAAAAAATTGGGGTTGCCGCAGAGACAGAAATGGGTCCGCGCGGCTTCTTATGTTGCTCAAGTCATCAATAGCGTAACCCAAAGTTTTGATGAGGCTCACGTTACGAAGGATTTGGAGCGGTTGGAGAAGTTGATTAATGAAGCAATGGCAAAAGAAAAAAGTGGAAGATCTAACACAACAGGCTGAGGGCCTCCTAGAGGCTCAGAAACGTAAGATTCCAGAAGATTTTGTAGAGTTCTGTGAAAAGTGGCTTGGCCTCAAGCTGACGGATTATCAGCGTTTTGGTGCAGAATTAATCAACGCAAATGATTCTGTTGCTCTCCGCTGGAGCCGGCAAAGCGGCAAAACGCACATGATCAGTGCTTGGCTGCTCCACTATGCCCTTCTACATCCTGGCGTTCAGATTGCGATTGTAGGTCCTAGCTGGCGCCAAACAAAAATCCCGATCCGCAAGATCAATGGCTTCTTATCTAAGCTGCCGAAGGGATTATACCGGAAGCCACAGGCTACTATGGTTTCTCTTCGTAACGGTAGCCTTATTCAGGCTTTTCCTTGCAATCCAGACACCATAAGAGGTTTTACACTTGATATCGTTTATGCCGATGAGTACAATTACATTCCAATGGATCAGGAGCTTTACGATGCAATTGTGTTTACTCTTGCAACTAAAGCTCATGGAAAATTCATTTGCAGTAGCACGCCTGGCTCGACGGATAGCATGTTTTGGAAGTTTTTTAATCGCCCTCAATACAAACATTTTGCTAAAAATCATGTGACATGGCAGCAGGCCCTCGAGCCTAATGGTCCGTTGACGAAGAGAAAAGCTGATCAGCTGAAAGAAGAGTATACTGACGATCAATTCAGATGGAAGCGAGAGATGGAGGCTGAATGGGCTGAGGATGAGGCTGTTTGGTTGCCCTTAAGTCTTATTACGAAATGCCAGGACGCCAATTTAGAGTTATGGAATCTTGAGGGACCTACGCATCAAGGCCGCTTTTTTGGGGGTTTAGATTTTGGTAAGGAGAGAGATCATTCGGCTTTTGCGGTTACTGAACGCTTGGGCGAGAAATCAATGCTACGTCATTTGAAAGTGTGGCCCTTGGGCACTAAATATGCTTCTGTGATAGGATACGTTAAAACGTTGACGGATCGCTGGGAGACTTTTGAAAGAATTAGAGCTGACATCACAGGCGTTGGCAATTACATAGTAGAGGATATGACTAACGGTGGGATTCAGAATGTTGAGGGCGTAAACTTCACGCAGCCACGAAAGCAGGAAATGGCTAGCCTACTTAAACAGCGTATGTTGAATGAAGCCTATAGGTATCCATATATGGAGATTCAAATTTCACCTACTAAGAAATTGAATTATTCGGTTGAGTTGAACGTGGAGAGGTTTGAATTGAAAAAGGACGGTACATATCGGTATTATCATCCTGAGAATCAGCATGATGATGTTTTTTGGGCGACGGCCCTGGCAATTTATGCGACTGTCGAAATGAAAGAACTGGACCTGGAGGCTTTCAAGCTTGGTTGAAAAACTCAAGCGCATACGAAAGAAAATCTATGTTACTGGAGATGGCATTTGTCCTTGGTGTGGCAAGTTAGTTATAGCCAATGAACCAGCGACTCACCATATCCATTTTATAGTTACGACCCGTAGGGGTTCGCGGGTTCAAATCCGCCTGGGTTCGAATCTCGGTAAAAACTTGTCTAAGCCTAGGCTTTTGTAGCCCCTACCCCCCTACGGTTTTTTCACTTTAACTCGTATCTCCAGTTGCTGAGTCAACTATTCGAATTTTGATAGATTATAGATTCAGAAAGATTATATAGAGAAAAACTAGAAATTGTATCGGAGAAAAACATTGTCGAGTACAATATCTACTTCAAAAGTAAGATCCAAAACGGCTAAAAAGTTAGTAAGCGCGAACACAATAAATGCGCTTTCCGATCTCATGGATCTTCTTGAAGAAGTTCCAAAGGAACCTGAAAGTTCTGCTGATTTTCATACAGTATTTCATGAAGCTGGGGAGCCTAGTAAAGGCGGTGCTGAAATCATCAGCCTAGTCTTGAAAGAGAGAAAAGAGGTGCCTTTTGAAAAGCGTCTCGAAAAAGTGAAGGAAGGCATGAATAAAGAAATGACGGTACTTGAGGGGAACGTGAATAAATCTTTAGACGATAATAGAGGCGAAAAAAGAGTTCAGATAATTCTTTCAATAGCTTTGTTCCTTGCAGGAGTAATCGTAATTTCAATGGGGCTTTTGCAGAATCACCTTGAAATTGCGGCTACAAGCGCAGTTCCTGGAATCTTGATAGTCTATCCTTATAATAATTTGACGAAAATCAGAAGAGAAAACACTTTTCTCTGTTTATTTGTTTCATGGATCAGAACAAATCTTTTGTCTTGTGAGTTGCAGGGGAAACCGAAAGATGTAATAGATTGTTACAAAAAAGGAATAGGAAAGTTGAACAGCTGGATGAAGCAACTCCAAGAAAAAGCCTATGGTTCGGAGAAGATCCCCACAGCCTAGAGAAAATTCTCATTTTAACTTATCTCTCCCTAGGGTTTGTGCATGTCTTTTCTGCAATGCAATTTTAAGCTCTGGTTTGGAGAGTACAGATGGAGATTCTAGCCTTGAGAAGGCGACAGGAATATTTTAGGATCCATAAGTTTCGCCGAACGTATGATAGAAACCAGAATAAGTTTACCTTCAATATTGCTTATGAAACTGCTGCTAAACTCACGCCTAGGAGTGTTGCGGTTGCTGAAGCGTTTGGTTTAGGCTTGGATCAGCAGCGTAAGTTTGTTATTTTGGATGATGTTGAGTTGAAGATAAGCCCTAACGACATTGTGCTGATCACCGGTGATAGTGGCAGCGGCAAAAGCGTGTTGCTACGAGCATTCCTGGAGGATCTGGACGGTGAAGCTGTCGACATGGCTAGGGTCCATGTGGAGCATGATAAGCCGTTGATTGAAACTGTTGGAAAAACTGTTGAGGAAGGCTTGGAGCTGCTTAGTCGTGTGGGTTTGAATGATGCTTTTCTTTTTCTACGCACATACGATCAGCTTTCAGACGGTCAGAAGTATCGTTATCGCATTGCCAAAATGATTGAGTCAAACAAACAGTGGTGGGTTATGGATGAGTTTTGCGCGACTTTAGATCGTGATACTGCGAAGATTGTTGCGTTTAACGTGCAGAAGTTTGCTAGGAGCCTTGGGAAAGCGGTTATTGTTGCGACTACGCACCTGGACCTGTTTGAGGATCTCCGGCCTAGCGTGCACGTGCATAAGCGGTTTGGCAAGGAAATGTCTGTTAATTATTATCCTAATGAGCCCGTTGCTGAATGCAGTCTAGTTAAAGATATGGTAGTTAAGCCTGGTATTCGTGATGATTGGCGGAAATTAGAGGAGTTTCATTATCGCAGTCCAAATTTGGGTGCGGTTCGTGAGATCTATGGCTTGTGGCGTGGCTATGAATTGTGTGGTGTAATTGTTTATAATTATCCGCCGATGACTTGTATGGGTCGGAATCTTGTTTTGCCAAAGTTGTCGCCTAAGGAGTTGAATAAGAAGGTTAGCATCATTGGGCGTGTCGTGGTGCATCCGAAATATCGCAGCATTAGTCTAGGAGCTAAACTTGTTAAGGAAACATTGCCCTTGGCAGGAACGCCTTATGTGGAAATGGTTGCGGTCATGGCGAAGTATAATCCGTTTGCTGAGAAGGCTGGAATGCAGCGTGTGGTCTTTCAGGTTCCAAGTAAAGAAGCGTTAAAGATTTGCGACGTACTTGAGCAGTTGGGGTTTAACACTAAGCTTTTGGGTAGCGAATCCTATGTACGTCGCAAACTTGAAAAGTTAAGCCCAAAACAAATGGCTACGCTGAAAGAAGCCTTCATAAGGAACAGTCACCCGCGCTTGCACAAGGAAATTGCGGTTAACCGTCATAGAGCCTTCGGAACAAAAGCGCATTATGTTGAGGGCATCAAAAATGCGGATCTCTCTAAGATGGCCAAGCTTGTTAAGGTTGTTGGGATTCTTCTTCAGGTGAAAGCATACCTTTTCTGGGAAAACTTGAATGTATAAGTGGTTACAACTTCTGAAGGTTGTCGGGTTTGCTGCGGCTTCTGACTGTGGCTTTTAGTCCTGTGCCTTTATCCCGCTTTTTCATTTGTCTTGTTTCAAGCTTGAGTATTTCTATGTCTTTTCTCCTATTCAAATAAGCTAACACTTCGTATTTCACGTCTCCCAGGGCGAAGAGCACGATCCTGTCATCTGTTTGCAGGCATTTTTCAAGCTTGTCCTTCCATTTTCCATCCTTATCGCAAAAAATTGGACGCTTGCTTTCAACTGCGCTCATTTGTTGTCATCCTCTGCAGTCTGGTTAAGCTTTAGTTTTGTATTGGTATTTTGTGTTGTTGTCTATTTTGGCAGAATCCGTCTTTTCAACATATACGAACTCGTAAACCGTAACGATTTGCTCTGGATCCCACCTGCCATTAATTTCTATCCAAGCCTTACGAAACTCTTCTAGGCTGTTGAATCCTTCCTTTTTCACATCTTCGGGGCTTATTTCTCCAAGTTTCTGTTCAAAACGGCGGGTTATGATAATGTGGCCCTGTGGTTTTCCAAAGTAGGTGTCGCGGATGGCGTAGTAGCGGCCGATTTTGTATTTTCGGCGGCTGGTTCTGCGGGTTTGCGTTTTTCTGCCTTGCAAAATTTTCTTAATGTGATGTCTTTTGAATAGCATCGGCAATATTATCGCCATACTGCTTGATTAATTCTTCCTCTTCAAGATACTGTTAAGTTATTTGTGATGGGTAAAGGCGCGCGCTTAGCTTGTGTTATTCAGGATAGAAACAACGTTGCTAGAAAAGCTTTCACCACGTGCTAAAGTTTAAGAGCAGCTCTGAGAGTAATCAAGAAGGTTTGCGAGAGCGATGTTGAGCTTGCATACGCGATGCTTAAACGGCTGGCTTGCCGCTAAACATACTACTCAATATCACTTTTCTCGGCCTTCTTGTTGATTAATTGGCGAGCTGCATCATTCGATCTTTTCTTTCTCTCTTGAAAGACGAAAGCTTACTAGGCTTGGGGCAAGCAGCCGATAGACAGTATGGTCCGCGATGTTTTGTTCGTGCAAGTTCTTAGTGACAGAAGCATACTTCACAAAGCTCATTACTAGATCATTGTATTTCTCACGGAATTTCTCGTAAGTCTCATCGAAATATTCAATTGGCGACCGTGATCCTTTAGCTCTCAGAGTTGGCTCAACCTTACTAGTGTTTTCTTTCACAATGATCACAAAGTTGGTGATCATTTGAGAATATCTGTCGATTATTCGCATGAGTTTAATAAAGATGGGCTTGAACTCGTCAATATTCTTTGTTTGCGAGAATTGGCCAAAAACGCGGGATAATTCGGCATAGTCCTCTTGTAGGTTTCTGAAAAGCTCATGGAACTGCTGTTTTTCCCGTTGGGTAATGCCTACGACGAAATCATCTTGTATATAGACAATCGAGTAGGTATAATTATCCTGCATGTATTGTCCCATCGTTTCTAAGTAGAAGCAAAACTCTCTGAGAATATAGTCAGGAACCTTGTCTTTTGTGATAACTTCGACATCTCTGCGTTCCATATATCTTTCAATACCTTGACGCGCGATTTCTGACCAATTGACTTCGCCAAAATGCTTCATCTTCTCGTCTAATTCGTCCGAAATGTAGACAGTAACGTTTCTTGGCATTTTTCATCACTACGTAGAATGCCTAACATGTTTATAAGGTTTGCGCAGTAGTCTGTGGATTCTGTAGCTCTAGATATTGCCAGATGTGGCAAATGTGCGATGCAGTAGATTAGCGACTTTGATGTAGCGCGCGCCCACTTACTACTCTTGGATAGATCCTTTATGCGTCTACAAGATTCTTTCTATCGGTTCTCCAAGTTCAAACTGTGTAACTTTCGATGAGATTTTATGAAAGGAATAGATGTACCAGAAAATTAGCAATATTGCAAAGAACAGAAATGCAACTGCAATGTCTGCCCAGAAAAGCGGCCGCTGTACGTCTGGGTTCAGCGCGTTAGGGTTACTCATAGAGAGGCCAGAAGTTATTATTGAACCCACAAGTAGTAAGAAAATCCATTTTACGCTTCCGCTGACGCCTTTATAGGCTTCAAAGATGCTTGAAAGGTCTGCCGTTCTCGTTGCCCATTTGTTGATGAACTCTAATAATCTTTCAGGGTCTGCCTTTTCCTTAACCATTGACGATAAATTGTCATAGAACTTATCAACTTCATTTTTCATCCAGTTGTCAAATGTATCTTTGAAATCCTTGTATCTTTTGACGAAACTCTTTTCCATATACAGATAAAAAATCGAGTAGTGCCCTATTCCTATGCTGATTGCGATTCCCATTATTACGAGCGGATCGTAACTCATGTTTAGTCTCCTCCTCAGAAGTTTTCCCGGACGGTCTCCGACTCCATATTCGGGTAGTGTGTCTTTTTGCGCTTAAAGATTTCTGTTAGAAACGCTTCGATGTTTCCGCCTTGCTTTAGATAGTCGTCGAAGAGTTTTCTCATCTCCAGCTTCTTTCCTATGGCTTCTCCTGCAAGTTTAGCCAAGAGCCAGGTTG